TGAGGTTTGGGGAGGAAGTCAAGACGGAGGGGGAGGGATGAGCGGAATCAAGAATTATCCGGTGCTGCCGCCGCCGACGCGGGAACAGATTGAAGCGGAATCGGCGCGGGCGGGGGTGCCCCTGGACGCGGCGGCCAAGCGGCTACTGGATATGCGGGCGGAGGCGATCCAGGCGGCGGAGACGGACCCGTTGCGGTATGGCTGGGAGTCGCCTATCTGGAAAATCGCGGACGCGCTGATAGATTTTGAGTGGCTCATGGACCGGCACTTTGAGCGCGCCCTGGAAACGCGGGGAATGACCTGGGCGGGATTCAAGGCGGCGGTCCGGGCCAAGCTGGGTATGGCACAGCCGGCGCGGATGCTCCTGATCCTGGGCGGCAACCGGACAGGCAAGAGCGAATACAGCGCCAAGCGTGCGCTCACGACGATCTACCACAAGCCGGGTGCGAAGGTGTATGCCTTCCACGAAAGCAATCCGCGCAGCGTGATGGACCAGCAGCCGCTCTTTTGGAAATACCTGCCGATCGAGTGGAAGGTCCAGGTAATGACCAGCCTGGCCTATATCAAATACAAAAAGAAGACGGGGTTCTCGGAAAGCAGCTTTATCGTGCCCAACGGGGCGGCCTGCTACTTCATGAACTACATGCAGGACCGGGATACGGCGATACAGGGGTTAGAGCCGGACCTGGTGGCGCCGGACGAACTGGTGCCGGCGGACTGGCTGGAGGAGCTGACAATGCGGCTGGTCACGCGGGCGGGGAAGGGGATTGTGACCTTTACCCCGATCCACGGCTGGACCCCGACGGTCAAGCTGTTCATGGACAGCGCCCGGGTGGCCTGGCGGACGACGGGCTACCTACTACCCACGCAGGGGCAGGAGTGGGCGGAACATCAGGCGCTCGGGCTGACCGCGGACGAGTATTGGGCCCTACGCGAAAGCGCGGGCCGCAAACTGGTGCATAGTCCCGAGGCGCGGACGTTTGATCTATGGTCCTGGCTGGCCGGCACGGAACACGAACCCCGGCGCGACTACGAGCCGGTCCCGCGCGTAGCGCTCTGCGTGGATCCGCTTAAGGCGGTGGTGTTCTTCCACGGCGCGGACAACCCGTTCGGGAACCCGAAAGAGTTGATTGCAAGCGTGCGGAAGAAGGGAGTGCCCTACGTCAGGGAGCGGTTTTACGGGGTGGCGGAGAAGACGGTGGCGGGCAAGTTCCCGCGATTCAGCCGGCGGGTTCACGTGATCTCGCCGGCGGCGGCCGCGCGCATCGCCGGCACGAATTACCATTTCATTGATCCGGCGGGCGGGCGGAACTACTACCAGGCCTGGATTCGAGTGCAGCAGGAGCCCGGCGGCCGGCGCCGCGCGGTGGTGTATCGGGAATGGCCTGGCAATTATTTGATCCCCGGAATAGGCATGCCGGGTCCGTGGGCGATACCGAGCGGGCGCAAGGAAGGCCGGAACGACGGAGCCCGCGGGGAAGGGCAAGGGCCCTGGGGCTGGGGCCATCGGAGATACAAGTTCGAGATTGCGCGCCTGGAAGGCTGGCGCAACTACACCGAATGGCGCGCAGCGGAGCCGGCGCGGGAATATCCCCCGAGCGTCGAAGTGGAAGAATGGGACGAACGCAGCGGCACGCAAGAGCCGATTGCGGCGCGGATCATGGACAGCCGGGCCGCCAGCGCTCCGCGGATCGAGAACGACCGCCCGGTGACGCTGCAAACGATCTTCGACGACTTGCTTTTGACCTTTGACCTTGCCCCCGGCGCGGACATCTGCGAAGGGGAAAGCGCCATCAACGCCGCCCTGGACTACGAGGAGGAGGGCGGGCGGCTCACAGTAGCGCCCGCGCTCTACATCAGTTCAGACTGTGAAAACATGATCTACGCCCTGGAGAACTGGACCGGCGCGGACGGGGAAAAAGGGGCCTGCAAGGACCCCGTGGATATTTTGCGGTATTTCTTTATGAGCGAATGCGAGGACGACGGGGCTGCAGCGGGAAAGAGCCGGACCGGGTTTGCCTACGGCACCGCGGACCGGCGCCGGGGCGGGACCCCATTCGGCACGCGCAAACGCCTACCCATTCGGCTAGTCAACGACATGGAGGAATGCTAACATGGCCTTACCAGGCACGGTCTATGTAAAACGGAAGGACATCATGCGGGAATACGGGCTTTCGCGCTACATGGTGTATTGTCTCAGCCGGGTCAAGCGCCGGGTCCTGCCTGGCTGCCGATACGGGGTGTATTTACGGGTCGAAGTGGAAAGAGTGCTGGGGAAAACAGAGGGGAGGTAGACATGGTGTTCAAGGAAATGCGGCGCTGGTGGCGCAGTCGGCGGACGCGGGAGCTATTCGCGCGCATCCCGGAAATGCCGGAAAGCGTGATCATCGAGGCGCTGGGCGTGGACCCGCAAACGCCGGTGTTATTGGCGCTCCTGCATGTGCTGAAAGGCTACGAGGAAATGGCGGTGGACGCCGTAGCGCATCGGCAACTCACGGCGGAGGAGCGTGCGTATCACGCCGGCGGGATCGCCTGGCTGGCGGACGCGCAAGAGCGCATCCTGCAACTGGCGGAAGAAGGGAGGAAGCGCCGCCTACGGTAGGACAACCGGCAAGAACGCTCCAAGCGGGTCGCGTGGAAACACGCGGCCCGCTTGTGTTTTACAGGGGTGGAAGTGTCCGAAATGGTCCGAATTGGCAGAATTGGCAGTCAAAAAGTTGACAGCGCAGAGGGTCCTTTGGAAGGGTGGTGTTGCAAGGAAAACAAGCGGAAAAGTCCGCCGGCTACCTGTCTCCGAGAAGGCGGGGTAAAACTCCTCAATGATGGGAGCAAACATCATGGACGACGGCAAGATTGTGGACGGCGAAGCGGCGGCCGAGCCCGGAGCGGAGAAGGGCGAGACAGGCGCGGGCGATGTGCAGGGCAAAATCGCGGAAGCGATGGCCGCGGAGGGCGAAGGCGGCGCGGGTCAGGAAACAACCCCCGCCACGGAGCCCGGCGCGGAAGCCCAGGCAGAGCCGGATCCCGAGTTGGAGGACGGCAAACTCCAGGCAGGCGAAGTCAAAGGGCTCAGTCCCGAGGCGCAGGCCAAAGTCAACGCGCGCATACACGAACTCAACGTGAAGCGCAAGCAGGCGGAGGCGCGGGCCGCGGAACTGGAGGCCAAGACGGTCGGACTGGAGCAGCGGGACGCGGAAGCCGCGCGCGAAGCAATCCGGTTGGGACTGGCGCCCGAGTATGTCAGCAAGGAAGAAGTGGCTGACCTCAAGCGCTACGAACAACTGCGGATGGAAAAGCGCTGGCTCACGCAGCACCGCGACGGCTACGAAGGGACCGGCAAGGACGGCGACACCGAGTTGAGCGCCGAGCAGATCGCGGACCGGCAGGCGGACGTGGAAGACGAACTCTCCGACCTGGCGCCGCGGATGAAAGCGCTCTTGCGCGAGCGCAGCGGGCAGATGTTGGCTGACATGCGCGTAGGGCGGAAAATCCGGATGGGTTCCGGAGCGAATCCGACCGTGCGCAAGCCGAGCGCGCTGCCCGGCAACGGCAGGACCCAGCCGAGGGGCCCGGTCCCGCGGCAAACGGAAACGCAGCTCAGCGCCAAATCGTTCAGCGAACGGGGCGGCAACAAGCGGGCGTTGGAAGACATCTACGAATCACGGTTTTAGGGCCGGCCTCATGCCGGCTATACAATAGGAGGAAAGCACCATGGCTGGCATGTATGAAACATCGGTTCCCATGAAGCTCCTGGAGTTGGGCGACACGATCTTCATCGCGGAGAGCGAAAAGACCCCGTTTTCCCGGCTCGTCAAGCGCGGCCGCAAACCGATCGAAATGCTGAGCGAATGGCCCTGCCAGAAGCACGTTGACCGAGCCTTCACGGGCACCCTGGACGGCACGGACATCAGCTCGTTTGAGAGCACCACGCGCGAAAAACTGTCCGGCTACGCCATGCTCCTGCGCACGGCCGGCTGGCAGGTCACGCGCCTGGCGCAACTCATTCGCGCCGCCGGCGTCAAGAGCGAGAAGGCCAAGCAGGCCGCCGACGACAGCCTGGGCCTGGCGCGCATGATGGAGAAGCAGCTTTTGGGCACCGACGACACGCGGGCGGAAAGCGGCGGCAACGCCTACCGCAGCCGCGGCGCGTTCTCCTGGCTCTCCGACAGCGAGCAGGGGGTCCTCCCGGTCCCGAGCAACTTCCGGCCGGCGACCGCCTGCCACTACACCGGCACCCTTGCGAACTTCGCGGCTTCCAGCATGGAAACCATGCTGGAAACCATGGCGACGGCCAAGAAGGGCCCGGTGGACCTGGCCGGCTACGTCGGGCTCAAGCTCAAAGTCCAGATGAGCGGCTGGGCGCAGCGCCACGTTGAGGACATCAACACGGCGCAAGCGCTCACGCGCTACAACCTGGACGCGGCCGAGAAGAAGATCATGCGGATCGTGGACTGGTTTGAGTTTGACGCCGGCACGGTTCACACGTTCGCGCATTGGTATCTCGCGCACACCGAGGCGACGGGCGCGGCGACGGACTACTCCCCGCGGAGCGGCCTGTTCCTGGACATGGACATGTGGGAGCTGAACTTCCTGCAGCAGCCGACGGCCTGGCAGGTGCAGGACGACGGCGGCGGCCCGCGCGGCTACCACGATGTGGTCTACATTCTCAAGTGCCTGAACCCGCTGGGGCAGGGCTACGTCTACACGAACTCGTAATTCCATCCCCCGAAAGCCCAAACCCTCCGCCTGGCGACGGGCGGAGGGGGCGGGCCGGGGGGGGGCGAGGAGGCAAGGGAGTGCGGGGATAGGGGAGTTTGGAGAAGGGGAATAAAACAGAGGGCAAGAAGATGAAGAAAGCTTTGGGATTCATGGCGGCCGCGCTGATCACGGCCGGCCCGGTGCTGGGCGCCTCGGTGCGCCCGGTCACGTTGCAGGAGCGCGCGTTCGTCGGAGCAACGCATATCGTCACGATCGAACACAGCGACTTGACCGAGACCAACACCGGCACGGCGCAAACCCTGACCAACGTCTTGAACGTCGCGGCGAAGCAGCGGGTGGAACTGATCGGAATGGAACTGGTCACAGCCTTCGACGCCGGCAACAACGCCACGGGCAGCGTGCTGGTCACGGTTGGGGACGGCGCTGCCGGCGCCGACTTCTACCTGGACAGCACCGAAGTGGACCTCAATAAGACGGAAGTATGGGCCAAATACGGACGCGGCTACCAGGGGCTCACCACGGCCAGCCTGGTCTACGCCCGGACCAACGCCCCCACCGTCACCGTGACCAAGCAGACGACCACGCCGGTTTTCGCGGCCACAAATGATCCCGTGGTAGCGGTGGCGCCGATTGCCCTGACCGCGGACATGCTGGCGGCCACGAACGATCCGGTTGTGGTGGTGAGCAAGGAAACCGCGACGCTGGACTACGCGGCCACAAATGATCCCGCGATCGTTGTGACCCTGCAAACCGTCGTCGGCTACGACAGCACCGGCGCGGCGATCACCAACGCGGAAGGCGCCAACATCAACTACGTCACCGGCGTAGTTGTCAGCGCCACCCTGACCGCGGGCGCCGCGGTGGAAGCCATGACCAACGCCAGCGCGACGGCCACCCTGACGGCCAGCTCGGAAGACCGCTACATGATCGGCGCCACGGCCACGGCCACCCTGACCGCCGGCGCGAGTGTGGCGATCATGACCAACGCCACGGCCACCGCGACCGTGACCCCCGGCACACAGACGGTGGCAACGGCCATCACGGACTCGGCCTCGGGCCGGAAGGTCTACACCGGCGCCGACACGATTGACTTCGCGTTCACCCCGAACGCCGAGAACAGTCTATCCGAGAACACCGCCGGCGAACTCCGCTTCTACTTCAAGATCAAGTAGAAGACCAGGCTCAAGCAGGCTGGGCGGCGGGACGGGAACCGCCGCCCAGCCATGCGGGAAGGGCGCGCAGCATGCAGACATTTGAGCAGCTACGCGGCGACGGGGCGACCTGGCCGGCCGGCGGCCTCACGCTCAAGGAAATCAAGGCGGAACTGGAACAAATTGCGCGCGAAAGCGCCTCGGTATGGGAATACCGGATCACCACCGACAACGCCCGGCTCTGCCAATGGGACAGTCAAAGCGACGACGGGCTCAAGCACGCCGTGGACGGCGAGGACCCCGAGCCCTTTGACGGCGCCTGCGATCAGCGCGTTCGACTCGCGGACATGCTGATCAACGAAGATGTCTCCCTCCTCCTCACCGCGGCCATGCGGGCCCGGATCAAGTTCAGCGGCATCACCGCCGAAGACACGCACAAAGCCGCCAAGCTCACCCTACTCATGCGGTATATCCTCAGCAACCTGTGGGGCATCACCTGGATCAAAGAACTCGCCAAGACGGCCAACTACTGCCTGGGGGACACCCCCGCGGTAGGGCTCCTGAAAATCTGGTGGCGGCGCGAGACCAGTCTACGCCTGACCACGGTAGGCGTGGACGAACTCCTGGAACTGTATATCGCACGCGTGCGCGACGAATTGGCGGCGGCGGGGCAAGACGACGCCACGATACAGCAACACCTGGCGCTATCGGCCCAGGACTATTACGCCGCCATCCAGAACCCCGCCACCGGCGACTACCTGATCAGCATCATCCAGGAGTTTTTCCCGCACGTCCGGCCGGGCCGGGCCCGGCGCATGGCGAAGGAACTGCGGACCACCGGCGCGGCCGAGTATCCCGAGCCCTACGTCAGCCGCGATTGTCCCTGGCTGGAGGGCAAGCGGATATGGGAAGACTGGTTTATCCCCCGCAACACGGGCGACTTCCAGGAAGCGCGCGTCTACTTTGAGAGCGACTGGCTCAGTCGCGCGCAGATCGTGGCCCGCGTTGCCACGGAAGGCTGGGACCAGGCTTTTGTAGACGGCGTGATCGGCAAGGACGACGGGGGCGGACATGAGAACCAGCCGGCGGTCCCCGAATACACACGCGATGTCACGACCGGCAGCCTCAAGGAGCGCGACACCAACTACTATCGCGGGCTCTACAACATCATCACCGCGTATTTCCAGGCTGTCAACGACGACGGGATCCCCGGCCGGTATTACGTCGTCTTTCACAAGGACGTAGACCAGCCGGCCAAGCCCCCGCAACTCCTCAACTACGCCCACGGCCTCTATCCGGGGCATGTGTTCCAACGGGAAACCACGACCAGCCGACTCCTGGACGCCCGCGGAATTGGCGTGCTGGCGTCGAGCTATCAAGGGCTACTCAAACTCTACTGCGACAGCTTTGGCGACAACGCGCAGCTTTCCGGTGTGCCCCCGATGGTCACGCGCGGCCGGGCCCGCATGGGCGCGCTCCGGATTCGGCCCCTGGGCGAATTACCGGCCAAGCGGGACGGCGATTACAAATGGCTGAATCCGCCAACCTACCCGCAAACCGTGGTCAACATGATCGGTGAAATCCGGCGACAAGTGGACGAGTATTTCGGCCGCGAGAACAAGGAGAACCCGCCGAGCGTTCCGCAGTTGGCGCGGGAGTTCAAGGTGATCTGGTGGCTGGCGAACGTGCGGGAAGTGCTGGACCAGGTATTCAAGCTGGTCCAGCAGTTCATGCCCGACGAGGTGATCCAGCGGGTGACGAACGCGCAGGGTCAGCAGCTATTCAGTCAAGGCCGGGCGGAGATCCAGGGGCAATACGACCTGGAACTCCAATTCGATCCCGAGGATCTCGACGCCGAAAAAATGATGCAAAAGGCCAAAATGCTCAAGGATCTGGTGTTGGCGATGGACCGGAACCAGCAGGTAGACAGCGGGCCGATCGTGGAAGACTTCCTCTATCGCCTGGCGCCGGGAATAGCGCCGGCGGCCTTCAAGGCCCGAGACCAGGCCGTGCAGGACGAACTCAAGGACGAGACCGCCAAGTATCAGCAGATCCGGGCCGGCATGGAGCCCCCGCTATCGGACGACGGCAGCGAAGACTACGCCACGCGGTTGAGTCTCTACCAGGGCATCCAGCAGGCCAACCCCGAAGCCTTCAACGACCTGGCCCCGGACAAGCGGGCGATCCTGCAAAGCCGCATCGAACGCCTGCAATTTTTGATCCAGCAATTCGGGGTCAACGCGCAGATTGGCAGGCAAGGCGCGCCCCCGGCGCTGGGGGGCGGTGCCCCGCCGGGCGAATTACCGGAAGCAACCAGCGGAACCAGCGAGAAAGGGGAAACGGGATGAAAAGCGAATACACCAACGCCGCCCTGGACCTGATTGAAACCATGCGCGCCCTACGCGCGCGCCGCCGCCTGGCCCTGGCAAAGGAACGGGTCAAGGACGGCATCCTGGCGCACCAGCGCAACGAACTGCGCCGCTTTGGCAAAAGCGGGAGGATCAAGCGTCAGATCTCGGTCATGGCCGTTATGAACGCCGTTGACAGCGAAGGGCGGGAAGTCCTGAGCCGGGCCGGGGAAGGCTATTGGAAAGACCAGGACCGGCGCGAGTTTGGGATCATCGAGGGTCCGGACAGCGTGGCCGCCATGCGGAACCGGCATGGCCGGGTGAGCTTCCGAAAGGTCTACCGTTGACATGAAGACCATTACGACCAAATCGCTATACGAAGCGATCATCCGCCTACGCGGCTACGATCCAGCCACGGTCACGGTGGCCGCGGGCGAGCAAGCCCGCATAGCCGAGTTCATCAACGAACGCCTGACCGAGATTTACGAACACTTCATGTGGCCGGAAATCCTCCTGGTCGAGCAGCGTCAATACAGGGCCACCTGGGACGCCGCGCTCCTCTACGCCGAGGGCGCGGAGGTCTACCACGTCGCCGCCGACGGGGTAGGCTACTACTATGAAAGCCTGCAGGGCGCCAACACCAACCACGACCCCGACACCGAAACGGACTGGTGGGCGGAGGTGGGGGACGACTTCCAGCGGACCATAGACTTCCGACAGGACGGCGAGACCGAGATTGGCGCGGTGGACCTGCAGAACTGCATCTTTGAGTATGACCCCCGATTATACCGCGAAAAGGGCCGCATCCTGGAGGTGGAGTTTTATGGCGAAGCCATCCTGGTCAACAGCGACGAAGCGCCGACGAAGCCCTGGGTCAAGTTCCGTCCGATTCCGCCCACGGTGTCGCTCACCGCCTGGAGCGCGGATACGGATTATGCCATTGGGGACGTATGCTATTACGCCTCCACCGGCTACAGCTACAAAGCGCTTGCAGCCAACAGCGGTAAGACCCCGGACAGCGAAACCGACTATTGGGAGCCCGTGGACATCCCGGCTTTATTCAAGCGCTATCTCGTCCACGCCGTCCACAGCGATTATCTACTGGACCCGGTGGAGCGCGGCAAGGAGTTGAACCAGGTCGCCGCGATCCTGGAAGACCTGGAGGAGAAGCAGATAGACCAGCAGGGAGTGGAGCGGAAAATCACGTTCCGGACATCATAACAAGGAGGAGCAACATGAACGCCTTTGTGACCAACCTTGAGAGCCAACTTGTGCCCACGCGCAACGACGAAGCGGCCGAAGAACTGAGCGTAGGGGCGTCGGTAGTGGCGCCGGCCGGTATTGGCAGCCTGAGCAGTCACGCCTGGATCAGCGTCAAGACCAACAGCGTCTACGTGACGTTTGACGGCACGGACCCCGCGACCGGCACGGCGACGGGGATCCTCCTGGCGGCCGGCTATAACGGGATTTGGGCGAAGAACACGATCAACAACGCGAAGTTCGTCCAGGGCAGCGGCGCCGCCAAGGTGCGGATCGAGCCCATGACGGATTGAACGTGACGGCGGAACGGAGGAGAGGACGGCGGGCAGGCGGGAGCCATGCCCGCCCTACAAACGGAACGGGGGTCGGCGGGGACGGGAGGGACGCATGAAAAGACTGATAGCAACCTTGGCCGCGGCCTGGCTGGCGGGCTCGGCCTGGGGTGAATACTACCCATCCGTAGCCACCAAGGGTCAGGTATCGGACGGGGAAGTGGCGGTCTTTTCCGGTGCGGACGGGAAATACCTACGCAGCTCGGGCAGCACCAACGCCGGCGCCTACATGACCAACCTGATTGCGACGATCGCCAATTTGACGAACGCCCTGCAAACCAGCACCAACGCCATCAATGCGAGTATCGCCACCAACCAGGCCGCGCAGGCGGCCACCAACGCCGGCTTTGAGGCGCGAATCGGCAGCAACGAGACCTTCCGGCAGACCACGCAGCCGGCGACCAACTCCGCGCTCCAGACGCAGATCACGGACAACCTGACGAACCAGGCGGCCAGCAACGCCGCCTTCCAGGCACTACACACGGCGCAGACGGCCACCAACGCCGCCTTCCAGGCC